CCCAAGGAGTAGACAAGCTGGAATAAGCACCAAACATGGTGGTCGCAACGGTCTGGCTGATGTCAACCAAGAAGGACCGCATGATTTTGGCGATCTGGTAGCCCCAGTCAACCTCTCCGCGCGCAATTTCGTAGAACGGAAAGGCAACGGACGCCTGATGAGCAGTAGGAGTAAGGGTTACTTCACCCATGTATTCGCGCTGCAAGAACGCACGATTCTTGCCATGAGCAACCTTAGCAATTTGATAGGTACCACGATTCCCAAAGTGGAAAGTAGCGGAGTCGCCCCAGGCCACATTTCGCACCTCAGCAAAAGCAAGATACTGCTGTACCTCGTTCTGAGACATCAGGTTGTCCAGAATTATGCTAACAATGCTGAACATATGGGTTGTGAAATCACCACGCTGCATAGCCTGACGCACATTATATACGCCTTTACGATCTTTAAGACCAGCCACTTCGTAGCAATCGTCTAGCAAAGCCTCGTGGAACCGCTTATTCTTTTCGGCATAGGTCAACGGCTTCCCGTCTTTGTCTTCCTTCACGTAACCAGCAAACCTAGCAAACTCGTTGCCAGACTTATTATGATTGTCATACAAGTGCTGTTTAACCAAGTCCTGACCCATTTCTATGACATCGTGGGTGGGACTACCTTCAGCCGCAAACGCAGCCATACGATTCGAAATTTTATCAAACATTATATTGTCACACTCCTTACACTACGCGCCGCGCTATGACTGCATCAACGTACTCTCCGCCAACCGGGAAACTATCTTCTTTGTCAATCTTTAAAACAAAACCAACGCCAGAAGGGATGGTGGCAGAAGTAACCATGTCGTATCCGCCATCTTTGGGTATCAGATATTTGCCAACCGCAATCGCAACACTAGAATCATCAATCGAGTCTTCGTCGATCTTAATCCGACATCCCAAAGGAATCCTGGATGCGGCAACTATACGCCCTGCGGCATAAGTGATATCGCGGGGATCTCTGACGCCACCAGTACGCTGACCATTCGCGTCTTCGTAGGGATCGCCACCAAGAATCATCACTAGGTCGGCTTCGGTGGGGGTTGCTGCTGACGTGGCCCCCGTAGGCTCTGTGACGTTATAAACATCCCAATACGCCAGTGTCCCAAGAGAACACAAATAACCCTTGTCCAATATGTCGGTGTCACTTTTTACAGAAACGATATCTGTATCACTATTTACATGATCAATAACTTCAAATATTTGCGCCATGCAAATACCTCCTTAACTTTCTCTCCCCGGATAGGGGCTGTATTTGTTAATTATTTTCTTTTCTTCTTCAGTGTCTTGTTTGCTGAAATTAGGAACGTCCATATGGATTAAGCCGTCATCGTCTTGGGGTAAAGCAGACGGATTTTCCTTAACTTTGTGAACCGCAGCAAGATCAAGCTTGTTCGAAAATGCCTCAATGTCAGGCTTTTCGGCAAACTCCTTAATTAACTCGTCTACCTCTTCTTCGGTTACACCAGCACGTTTTGCAAATGTGTTCTGGTTGTAAGTATCTTTGGCTTGAGCTTCGAAATATGCCTTAAATATCTCGGTATACTTAGCTTCCCATTCGCCACATTTGTCTTTTTCGGTTTCAAGGTCAGTCTGTGCGTTAGTTAATTCTTCTTCTTTGGCAGTGAACTGTTCTTTCATCTCTTCATACTCACCAGCTTTTGCCTCAAAAGCAGTCTTAAATTCAGCAATACGCTGTTCACAATAAGACTTAATAGCTTCGAAAGTGCTAGGCTCATAACCTTCGGTTACGTCCTCCACGAATACGGGAGACATCATATATTTACGCGGACTTTCAAAGTCCACTTCGGCTTTGCCGCCTTCAATTGTGTAAGGGAAAGCAAGACGATCACTACTATACCAATTCATGGTGAACACATGTTCATTGTTATAGTCTTCAACCCAATAACGAGACTCATAATCTTCAGCCGCATACTTAGCATCAACGGTTTTTTGCAACAGTTCGCGCATCTGATTTGCTGTCATCTCGTATGTCTGGGCATATTCCTCATGATTAAAAGCGTCCAACTTCGCATCCTCCTCCTTTAATGAATTTTTAATCAGCGATACCATTTGTAAATAGGTGTCAGGTACCACCGTATACATTTGGACTTTCGCGTCCTCAAAAGCAGGAGGAGCGGTCCCAAGCATACATAAACCAAGAAAAACAGCATCATAAATATGATACAGGTCATCTTCTTCAATATCTCCATCCTTGACCCATATTTCCATCGACTGTTCAACTGTTTTATTTTCAAATATATCAATTAGTTCTGGATATCGCCCTGTCCACAGAAACGCGTCACAAGTAAGGTATTCTTTATCGTTGATAAACTCCCAGCGTATATTTGCCAGGTCTGGAGACTTATCTACGAACCCATAAGGCTGTGTCGCATATTCAACCTTCCACTTACCATCTTCGCGAACCAACCGTTCGCCGTGATCAGTGAATGTGCCATCTTTGATTTCACCAACTAGCGCACAACCAGGAAGGGTGGCAGTCATTGCTTCTAACGTTTCCCGCGCAATAAAAGAACCGTTTACGTTTGCGCCCGGGTAACATATACTCACACTGACTTTAGAAGTGGTGTCGTTGAGAGAGGCAAATCCAGATATAAAACCATGTAATTTACTTACCTTCACATCATCACCACCTCATCAAAACGTCATGAACTGCATCGGCGCAACATTTTGTTTGTCTTCAGCAAATTTTTCAAGACTATCGTCTGGGCTATGCATTATCCAACACTGTCTGCCATCGATAGTCTTTTCTCGAACTACCCGACAACCCTGAGATACCAACCTGTCTTTTTCTGTTGCGTCAAAACAATAATAAAGATTTGACATCTATAACGCCTCCGCACCCGAACCGGCTTCTTCACGCATCGCCTCGCCAGTTGGAGTCAGATTTTCGAGGCTTTTTGAAGGACGCCCCGCATCCTGAGTACCTATTGGTTGATTTGTATTTGACGGAGGAATCATAATCTGTTTAATACCGACTATCTGTTCATCCATCAAACAATTTTCGGCCTGTCCAGGATCATACCCATACATAGCAAATAGACGCGACACAGGCGCACCCTTATCAACCGCAGTCATGTAACTCTTTATATCGTCTTGATTCGTATACATGTTCCCGTGAAAGAAAACACCGAATCGATATTGTGCAGACACCTTAGACAACATATAGTTAATAAATCGTTCATACTGATAGTAAAGTTGCCGCACATATCCGTAATCACTGATATTAGAATACTTCTGAGCGACCGTACCTTTGTCACCGCCGCCATACTGCTGACCACTTACGCCAGACGTCCGATAAAATTCTTCTTCCCCGCTCGGTATAATTGTCTTATCGCCAGATGACTTCGAAAAAGTGAACAGAGAGGGTTTGTTTGGAGAAGCAACGGTATGAGCACCGGCAGGAAGAGCTTGCTCAATTGCGGCTGTAATACGAGTTGCGTCTTTTGCCGATATGACAGGTGTTTTCCCCTCTTTGTCAAGAGGAATTTCCTGATACAGAATCGCAAACACATCCAGAATCGCTCTGGCTTTTAAGATGTTCTTATATTCATTGATTTGTACTGCGTCGCCAAATACACCAACCAAAGGCGGTAGCGCAAAAGGTTCGGCATCATCAAACGTAAAAACAAACGCTTTGTCAGGAGGCATTGGATACCAAGTATCAACTACAACTCCCTTTTTGCGTAAATCCATAACTTCCTTATACCATTCGGCAAATTCAGGAGCGTATAAGGCCACATTACCCCATCGGTCAAAAAAGCTCATGTCAAACGAATAGGTAAAACCTAAATTAGTACGTCCCGTTATCTTACAATAATCTATAGGCATCTCTTGTAAGTCTATATACTCACCTGACTGACGAACATATATAAATTTTGCGCCATCTTCAATTATTGATTTTGTTACGCCTTCAAATTTTTCTCGCGCACGAAACTTTCTCAACCAGTCAATACATCGAGTACGCCCATTCAGATATGTCTGTATCTGTTCCGATTTAGCGGGTGGGGGAGTGAGGGGTTGTAACTCATGATTGTATAAAAGAATTTTTGTAAAGTGATCAACGATACGGTTGTATGCCATAACCGCATATTCCAAATAGCGAGAAAGCTGTCTTAATTCTCGCTCATACATATACGGCTTTTTTATCATCTTTATGATATCGTCAACACTTTGTACATTAGGAACCGTACCAATTTCCTTCATAAGCTGATTACTTAGATGAGGATCGCGGTTCAAATTACGCCTTATGATTTGTTCTGCCTGAGCAAATGCGGAAGCAATAAAATCCGCATAATGTTCAGACGCCCATTCTAGTTTCTGTTCAACTTTTTTCTCAGGTGATTGTTTTTTTTGCATTAAAAAAGACCACCAACCTTCCCGATTGTGGCCTTACCATGACCACTACACACAAGATCTCCCCAGTTAAATTGTTCTTCTTGATGTTTTTTATTTTCACGTTCTTTGAGATATATCCAATAAAGTGCGTATACCACCGCCGAAAATTTATCCTTCGGAATAGCACGCGATATTTGTTTGATATCTGTTTGATTACCACGTTGCTTATACTCAAGATTCATAACTTCTTCGGCAAATAGGTCAACCGCTAAATATGGACGTAATTTATCCATTAATTTTTCAGAAGTCATACCACGCTGTTTTGCAAATTCAACTTTGGCATCAGGTGCAGATCGTAACATTTTTAATTTGCCGCCGTTTATATTTTGCACGAATACGTTGTACATATCGCTATTTGCATGTTGTTTACTATGGGCAATCATACTGTATATCATCGGGATTGAATTCGGTACTTTATATTTATCAAAACGATCATCGTTAACAACCGAATAGATTGGGTTTTCATCGATATCAAGGACTAATTCATCAACCAGTCCGCGACCAAGCCCATTTGTATCCACGACAAGAATACAGGCGTTGTATATCGCAACCATCTGCTTTATAAACAATGCTTGTTCTCGAAAGTGTGTCCCCTCAATACCGAACATGTTCACAAGAGATTTGCTATACTCGCCGTTTCCTTTTGGCACAATTTTAATTACACACATAGCCGAATTAGCGTTTAATGCACCCTCGGCACGCGCAACGTCATATCCAATCACATATTCAGCATCTTTATCACTTGCCTTGTCTTCTGCATACTTTAGAGTTCGACATCGTTGCAACTTTTCTAAGTCAATCAATGAATTTTCAGAAGATCCGGTCCACACAGACTCGAACTCACGAGCAAATGAAAGTGGGTTATATGACTCGTCTTCTTGTTGCTCCATAATATATTCAAGATCGAGCAATCCTGCGTCACATGGTAATTCGTATCCGGCTCCAACCGCAATTGCAGATTTGCCAGCAAACATATCTTTGTATACGTCTTTTAATTTTTGAAAAGCAAATGACTGGCGAGTACCAGCAGTGGTCATATACATTTCGCGCTTATGTATTTCATATGGGTCATTGCCGCCACACATAGCAATACGCTTATCAGCCATCAAAGGAATGATAACGCTGTTAATCATATTCCCATCCGTGTGTTCGTCTGCGACCTCTTCGACCAATCCGCCATGGCGACGACCACCACGAGCAGCATCTTTCTGTTGTACAACGTCCATACGAGATCCGTTACGGAACACAAGTTTAATGTAATCTTTAGGTTCTTTATAATCTACAATCTCGTCTTTTAAAATAGGGAAGTGAGACCATATGTCTTCAAGTTTTTCTTGTCCTATTTTTGCAGCCTGTTCTTTACCGGGAGCACAAAGAAATAACTTAATTCCTGGATAAAAGATACAGAGCAGATACATTGCTAAGATACAAATATATGTTTTTGATGTACCACGAGTGGCTGTAATAAAAACACGACGAAATCTGAATATTAATCGTAAAAAAATACGCTGAAAAAAGTAAAGACGAATTTTGCAATTGTCTTCTCGTATAAAATCTAAAAAATAGTCTGGATAGCTACGCCACAAACCGCAATACTTACGCCAATCTGGTTCTAATTCATCAAAATTTCTATATCTTGAATCTTGTGCTGTGCCGCGCTGTTCACGAAAACCCTTGTATTTAAATTTTTCTTCTGGGAGAATTCCATTTACCTTATTGCGTGAGTAATTTTTAGACAAATCCGTCCTCATCCTCTCCGACACCTAGATCGACAGGCGAAGACTCGACGGTTGGTTTGTTAAATAATTTATTTGTATAATTAATAATGTGCATAATGGCACGATCAACAATGTCATATGCTTCTTTGGTTGGTTCTGGTTTTATATATCCGCGCTTTTCAACTTCGGCATATATATCTGAAAATGAACGGATGCCCGTTGCGTCTACCCCAGACACTTGATCCATGGGGCGGAGCTTACCTGCCGCTAACGCTTTGTCGAGGGCCGGGCCAACTTTTGCTATTTTTGTTTCGTCACCCTCAGTAATTACCTCTTTGTATTTAAGTGTAAGCATACAAACTATTTTTAAGTTTTCCTGCTCTTGCACAGTCACAATATTATTCGCGGCGGCATAACGTCTCCACAGATCCTCAAGTTGCGCATAACCGCTATTGTCGTAACCGTCTCCCCATTTGGCTATCATCGCCGGATCTTTTTGTTCTGTATAATTTATATTTGCATTGGCGGGAAGCTGATCTTTATCAAGAGAGAATGGGTCGCTATATGCAAAAGTGAGTCCACCACCGTTTGAATTTAAGAACTGCATATAAGCAGCCATTGGTGATTTTGTCTTTCCCTTTTCTTTTGGGTTAGCTAAAAGAGACTGTGCTTGCTCTAAGCAGAATTCTTTATAAGCAACGCCTAATTCACGACATGCAAAATAGATTGCTGTTTTAAAATCTTGACAATTTTCATAAATGTCATCGTATAGCTCTTTAACGCACTCTTTGCACACCGGCATTTTGCCTTCACGATTATAAAAGCCTTCGTAATTATAAAAACCTCTGTTCATGTCGAGACTTTTTTCGCAACGTAAACAACGTCTTTTCGGAGGAGTAATTTTAAACACCTCGCTTGTTAAATTTCAATTTTTAGAGATGGATCTGGTGGCAAGAATCGAACTCGCAACGAACGGATTACAAAACCGTCATTCTGCCAATTGAATTACACCAGAATGTAAATGCGGAGTATAAAACTCCG